TCTAGTATCTCATAACGAATCCTTCTTTGATTATTACTAAGAATACCACATAGAATAGGGTTTGTCAAGCATTATTTCTTCATTATACACAATATAATCCGCACTTGACATACTACTCTGCATATGGTATAAATACTACTATGATGTCATTCAATTCATATAGTATACTTACAGAGGATAAGGGAGGCAAGAACCTTCACCTAGAACATCTAGAGGATGAGATACTCAACTATGGTGTAGATGGTGGACGAGCTGCGTTAAACTTTCTTCGTTCTCTACGTGACATGTTATCTGGTGCATCTCGTTCTTCTGTGAATATGACTGTCAAATGGGATGGAGCACCAGCGATCTTTACTGGTATTGATCCTGATGATGGTAAGTTCTTTGTTGCGAAGAAGTCTGTATTCAATGTTAATCCTAAGTTATATAAGAGTAATGCAGAGATAGATGCAGACCTAAGTGGTGCATTGAATAGTAAGTTCAAGGTGGCGTTGAAGGAATTCAGTAAACTTGGTATAACGGGTGTTCTACAGGGTGATCTTATGTGGACGGATGATATAGAGACTACAAAGATAGATGGTGTTTCTTACTATACATTCCAACCAAACACCATTGTATATGCGATACCTGTGGATAGTGATCTTGGTAAACGTGTCAATAAGACTAAAATTGGTATTGTCTTTCATACCACATACACAGGAAAAACACTGCAAAGTATGAGAGCGTCCTTTGGTGCAAACATCAGTTCTTTGTCGAAACCCTCTACTGTATGGTTGGATGATGCGACATACAAGGATGTTTCTGGAAAGGCGACATTCACTACATCGGAGACTGCAAAAATCACCGAAATACTCAGTAATACTGGAAAATCATTTCAACGTATCAATGCGAACAAACTTAGAACATTTCTTGCCTTACAGGGAAAGATGATCGGTAATCTATCGGGTGCATCTCTCAAGACCTATAATAACAGTAAGGTGCGAGCGGGTGAAAAGATCAAAAATCCGAAGGCTCATGCAATTGGTTATGAGAAGTGGGTAAGTACCAAACTCCAAGACCTGATCACTAAATCTAAGAGTGACGCAGGCAAGACCAAATACAAGAATATGCAGAAAGAGTTTGTAAAAGAGGTTCGTAGGCACACTTCGAATCTAAGTGAGATTATCACCTTTCAAAATCTTCTGGTAGACGGTAAGATGATGATCGTGACTAAATTAAACTCTGTAAAAGGAATTGGTACGTTTGTTCGTACTGCGAATGGTTTTAAAGTCACCAATCAAGAGGGATATGTCGCAATTGATCGTATTGAGGGAAATGCGGTCAAACTGGTTGATCGTATGGAATTCTCTTACAATAACTTTACTGCAATCAAATCTTGGGATCGATAAGTCGAGTACTTTGATTTTTCTGTAGAATATCCCCTTTCCAACAATACCCTTCAGTTGCATCGTAATTAAAGAGAATGATTGGTAGAAGCTCATTGCATGTGCCTATAGACATTGCACCGTATAATTTCTGTACATCGATTGTCACCGAGGCACCTAGTAATTGCATAGTAATGAGTATAGTTATCATAACCATTTCCTATCTTTCTTTTCTAGATAATCGTAACACTCATCATATGTTCTTATACCAGAAGTTCTCTTTGCCTGTTCTCTTACGTTCTTGAATGAGTGAAATGTATAGTATGTTGCAAAGATGAATAATATGTGACCAAACACCAATCCACCCCAACCATATGACATATCATTAATTGACTCAAATACCCACACACTAAACACTGTTGACCATACAGTACTCAAAGTAACTAACAGTTGCAATCGTACAGTCTTGGGTAGTGCCCTCAAGTCGTTACTATTATCGTCAAACATTATAGATGCAGCGTCATACATTTTCCAACTAAATTCACTCCACATAAATTTATAATCAATCATACTGTAAATCCTCCGAAATCTGTTTTGTCAAATACTGGTTCACTAAATGCGTCTGGTATATCATTCGTCTGGTTTGCGTCCTGTAGTGTCTGTTGTTCACTCAACTTGACATCGAATAGTCGCATCTTTGCACGATCAATACCAATCACAAATCTCTTGTTCACAGTAGGGTCATTATACCGATTCTTCAACTGTTTGACTGCGATCTGATTGAGTGCGTCTAGTTCTTCGTTACTAATGAGTGCAAACATAAGGTCAGCTGTCGCAGGCAGACCAAAACTTTCACTCGTATCCTCAAGACCAACATCTGAATTGGAGAAACCTGATCGAGTGGTTTGTGTTGCAGACATAATTGGTACATTTGTCTCAACTGCCAATCCCCTAAGTTCTTCTGCAATTGATTTAACCATTGTATATGAGTTGACATTTGCCCCTCCCTTGAATCTTGATGATGCACATATATTCAGATAGTCGATGAATATAATATCTGGTTTGAAAGTCTTCTTGATTGCAAGTTCCTTGATCAGACCACGAAAATGATTAGAGTGAGCTGATGCAGTAGGATATTCTTTGACTATGAGTTGACCAGTGGTTTTATCTATGATCTTCTGTATCTTGTCATCAAACATGGTCTTTGGTAGATCATGCAAGTCTTCCATAGAGATGTTCATCATGTTTGCATCTATACGTTCTGCAATGCGTTCCTCTGCCATCTCAAGTGTGATATAGAGTACATTCTTACCTTGACTCATACAGTTTGCAGCGACATGACACATGAACAGTGATTTACCGACACCTGTACCAGCGAGTGCAATGTTCAGAGTCTTAGGTGGTAGTCCACCCTTCGTGATCTTGTTAAAGAACTCCAGATCAAATGGAATCTTCTCTTCTACAGTATGGTAGAATTCAAATCTGGATTGTGAATCAAGAAGATAATCATGACCCACCCTATTATCAAAACCCACAGCCAGAGCGGTGGTGAGTATAGATGGGATGGCATCTGCATCTCTATTTTTATCTTTTCCATCAATGATTGATATACCTTCAACAATCGCATTATACACCGCCTTATCTTTAATAAATTTCTCTGTAGTTTCAATTAACCATTCTGCATTGACATCATCGTCTACAGATAGTTCTCTCACGGCAGTCAACACCCTTTTGATGTCATCCTCATTGAGATCACGCCGTGTGTCAATCTCAATCTCCAATGTGTCCTTTGTGGGGAGCGCATTGTATTTCTCTACGAACTTTTGTATCTCTTCAAAGACAGTTCGTTCTGTCCTGTCACCAAAATAGTCACCCTTCATATGAGGCATCACTTTACGTGCATACTCCTCATTTGTCAGTAGTTGTCCTAGTGTCGTTTTTTCTATAGTCTGTGTCATAAACTCTCCGATATTATATTTGTTATTAGTTGTTGTCCACGTGCATTTGGATGTATGTTTGTGGAGTTGATAAACTCATCCTTTATTTTGTCTGCACAATAAAAACCACCAAGAGGTTCGAACAAAGGCCACCCTATGAAGTTCTGAATGATTCCAGTATATGGTGATCCCACCAAGTGTTTACTGATTTTGTTGTGAAACTCACTCTTACTAGGAGGCATACCCATGATCATTCGGTATGGTATTTTTTTATGTTCCAATATACACTGTGCAGAGTAGAACAGTCTCAGTGAACGTCTAAGGAGGGCTACAGGGTCAACCAGACCTTGTTTTGACAACACTTCTTCTACCTCTAACTGTTTCTTTCTGAACTCATCGTTCTTAGACCCGGCACCTATCTTGACTTTGAACCACTCGTTCTTAGTCGAGAACACACCAGTTTTCTTGACCTGTTCAAAACTCAATCGCATTACCTCAGTCCACATGATGACTACAAGTCCCACGTTGTCTGAATTTAGAATCTTGTCCTCAAATATACTGTATATACCATCGTTACCTAGTCCCATCTGTGCATGGTTCTCTAACTTCATATCTAGAAGATTTGCAAGTAGAGTGGGCCAGAAGGGAAATGGTTCTGTATAGTTACCTGTACGTAAACCACCGCATAGAAGTGTGTCCCTCAGATTGGGGTCTTTTAGTGTCGCACTGATATATTTCTCATCAGAATAACTACATCCAAATGTCAATAGTCTAGCCTGGGTAGATGTCATCACCGTAATCCTTCTTCTTTCGAAATCTCCAAAAGAGTAGTTTAATCCTCTGAATTAGTGTTCGCAAATTGTACCGTTCCTTCCTTTACCTGATCGTCTAGTATATCCACCAGAACATCACCAATCAGAGTTCTAAACTGTTCTGACTCTAACCAATTCTCTGGTAAGTTGTTAGGATCAACTATATCATATAAAAACGATAAACGCAAGTCACTTTCCTCATCTAAATCTTTTGGATCAGGTATAGACACTTTACCGTATTTGTATATGACACCACCAAATGTACCCGCCTCTGGTGTGAGTCCGATACATTGTGTCTGATCCCTATTATTAGTCACGTATTGATATAACTTTTTAATATCACTCATTGAACAATCTCTCCATGTATAAATTTAACATCTTCTCTCTACTACTAATCACATTAGACTCTAAAGTCTGTTTGTCCATACCATGCATCTGACTCCACGATAGTTCTGGATTTACAACCTTTAGGTTCATCATAGACATCGAATTTTGTGCAACCATATGGTGTGTGAAGGCAGGCCTCTCTTTCATAAACCGATCTTTAATCTTTGTTGCATATACGTGTGCAGTCTTGTCAGTCCAGTGTTGATTCTTCCATCCACCGTCACCTGTGTCTATATAACCGTATTTCTTTTTATTTAACTCAAATTCACTAAAGAATATCCTTGACGTATCACCTGATTTCATGATATAGTCTGGCGTCAGTCCTAGTCTGTTAAAACTTGCAGTGTCAAGTGGGGTCTTGTCCTTGATGACCAGATCAGTCCATTCATTTGCAGTCTCTTCTGTTTCATGTGGTAGACCTATGATGAAACTACCATGTAGTACAGAGTCCTCACCTAGTTCATTCTTAACAGACTCTAGAGTCTCTAGTGTCTTGTCTCTACCCAAACCTTTTCCTATTGACTTTGCAGATAAATCGTGTAGACTCTCTAGACCAAAGAAACACGACTTTAATCCCAATTGAGAGAGTAGTTTAATCTGTTCTGGGTATTTGTGTAACAGTTCGATACGAATATATGCCCAGAAGTTCATCTGAACTCCCACTCTATCAACTGCACGTATGACACTTTCTATCTTTTCAGTAGTCTCATTAAATGTGTCATCTGTCAACATATAACTGGTGGTAGAAAAGTTGTCATAGTTATACTTGAGCTCATTGTATATACTGTCTTCACTCCTAATGTACTTCTCACTAGGGAGTCTACCAAGTAAAGAGAAGGTACAAAACTTGCATTTGAATCTGCAACCCCTAGAGATTGCAAGAGGGAATACCTCATGATCAAGTATATCGTCTTCCACATGAAATATGTTATTTTGATTGTGAAAATCAAATATAGGGGATTCACGATCTTCCATTACAGAAGGATTTTCTATACCCGCCTCTTCATTGCGAACAAACTGTAGTACACTGTCTTCTCCCATACCTCGAATCCAACAGTCTATTTTGTCTTCAAAGTATTGATAGAACTTATATGTCTGTGACCCTTGACCACCAAGAATAACCTTGACATGAGGGTGCATTAAATGTATACGATTGATCATCTGATCTAGATAGGATATCACATCACTCGATTTATCTTCTGCACCTATTCCTTGAAATCCAGTGTCGAAATATCTACTAAATGTACTACTGAACCCTACAAATATAGTGTCAGAATCAATCAATCCCTCTACATACTCAGTGAGTTTCTTACCATGATTTTCCCATAACCACGCCTGATTATCAATGACCTTTACTGTATAACCGTTATTTCTTAGGTGTGATGCAATACTATATGCACCCTGTACTCTAATGAACATAGGTGAGTCTGATAAATCTGTAAATAGTATTACATTCATTCTACCATCACCAAGTGTGTTCTATCTGGGCCTGCATTTACAAATGTGTGTGGTTGTGTAGTGTCCACCCAATACACGAAACCATCATTTGGTATATGAAAGAACTCTTTGTGTTTAGGCCAGAAAAAGTATGCGTTGGGGTGTGTATCCATTGCAAGATGGAGTCGTGGTGCCTTGTCTTGGTGTACACTATACGTACTATGCATAACCATAGTCATGAACCTTGCACGAAAATGTCCTTCAACAATATCTTGAAAGACTGTATCTTTGAATATAGGATTTAATTGAGAATACCCCTGTTCCTCACGATCTGGAAAACGACTCATACTACCACAACCATTCGTGTAAGGGTATGAATCGATATATCCATCCATGTAGTTCATCTTATCTGCATAGGACTGTAGACACAACTGTGTTCCACCACCATCAGACTCATACCACTCTGGAAAAGATATATTGTCAAATTCCCACTTCACGTGATCTATATCATACTGTATTTCTGTTTTCTTAAATAACATATTACCTATAAGGCTTGCAATATAAAGTAGAGGATCAACTCTAACATACTACTATACTCCGAAACTCTCTCCACAACCACAACTACTTTTAGACATTGGATTTTTAACTGTTAAGAAACTACCTCCGAGCTCTTCAACATAATCTATCTCACTACCTAACAAGTACATCTCTGCCAGAGGATCAAACACTATAAGGTTGTCTATAGGATCAGACCACTCAACATCAGGCAAATTACTCTTCAAATCCCACACATATTGCATACCAGAACAACCCCCACCTTTTACGGAGAGGGTCACATAGTCACCATTGTAGACTATCTTCTTCATGTATCTTTTTGCATTTTCTGTGAGAGTGATCATATCAGTATTTAGTTTAACCGATTACCAAGTCTCAACAGATATGCGAGAACACTATTCCAATAGTTGGTTGCCCAATCAGATTCACACCTGTTAAGTGCAATCCTCACATTGTCGATTCTCTGCATCGTTAAGTCTGTCAATTTCTTCATACTCCTTTAGTTGATCAAGCATATTTAGGAAGACACCCATCATTTTCTCAAAGTTTTCGGGAAAGCGATCTTTCTCTACCTTCTTAGGTGTCATAGGAACACACAAGGCCTTGATTGTTTTGTCCTGTTCCAAGATTGCAAGTCTCGCCTTGAGACAAGAATCCATATC